ACTGAACTTAATTATCCAGGTTCGATATCATATGTAACAGAGAACGGTGACCAATATTGGGCATACTTCTCACAAATACAAGGAGATATATAATGATAGGTGAAGAAAGATTTATTACTGCTATTATAACACAAGCAGTTGAGGATGCCGCTTACATAGGCAATAGTAAGAAAATGTTAAAACATAAAGTCAATGCTATTGATTGGTTGTTAAATGAAGATAATGAAAATTATGAAACATTTTTAAACTACTGCACTATGTTGGGTTTATCTCCTTCTAGAATACAAGAGAAGGTAAGATCACATTTAAATCCTAAATTAACAACAAAACAAAAAAATATTATGAAAGGACTACATTAATGATAGATTATAAATTTAGTGAAAATCAAATACTAAACGATATTAAAACTTATATTGATAAAACATATGATTCACATTATGCACAAACTAAGAACTATCAGGCAACTGAAATTATCATAGACCAAGGTCATGGTACAGGTTTCTGCATGGGCAATATTTTAAAGTATGCTCAAAGATACGGAAAGAAAGAAGGTCGTAACAAGGCTGACTTAATGAAAGTTATACATTATGCAATCATACAATTATCACAAGACCATTATAAACATAATTATATGAATGACGAATCCCCTCTACAAAATGCTTTGATTGAGAAGTATAAAAATGTTTAAGTTTATTCTAGGTATAATTGTTGGTGGATTTATTGTTCATATGAATCCCGACATACTTGTAGATATACTTTCTTTTCTCTTACAAATGCTCTCTGGTTCCCAGCTAGCTTAGCAGGGTTTCTGAAGGACGCACATGAGTACTTATAATAACCAAGCATTATATATGTAGTATGCTTTTATCTTAGAACACACTATATCAAAAACGCATAGCAGTCAACTAAAACTAACAACATAAACCGATAGTTCTTTCATCTAAATATTAATGAAAAATGAAAGGATTACCATGGCACAGATACTTAATAGTCTTGCCAAGATATTTTCTTTTTCTTCTTTCCCTCACAATCATACTTATGATAATGTTGACCCAAACCTTGTCCGTTACTATCGGACAGAGTACGGATCCGACTGGAAGAGCGAACTTGAGCACTTCTTATATCTTCAAGGTCAAAAAGGAGGAAAGTAGATGAGAAAAATACTTGACTGGATATTATCACTATATCAAACAGATCAGCAGTTAATAGAAAACTACTTATCAAAATCAAAAGATCACGCTGACTTAGAATTTAGAATGAGAGAACTAGATCGTTCTTCTATAAACGGGAAACAATACTCAAGTCTTTATAAAAGGTTTTACATCTAATGATAAAATTTAATCAAATCAAAAACTTTAAATCTTCACCACTAAATCCACTTAGAATTATTTTTGCTGGGTTTACAAAACCTATTCTTAAAAGCAAACGAATAATTTAATGTGGCCTTATACTATTGAGGAATTAGAGTTTATCAATGGAAAAAAAGTCTCATAGCTCACCGCTGGGTGCGTTATAGAGCTACTGTCGATAGTTAGTACCCCCTATAAAATAGGGGATACCATCAAAATTAGTTTAGAATGAAAATTTAGTTCCGATTGACCACGATTGTGTGTCAACAGCAGAACCTTCATTATCTACCATTTCAGTTTCAGCATATAGTCTTAAATCACTTGAAAGATCGTGTGATAGACCTACAGTTGTGTAAGCACCTGTTCCTTCTTTGTCACCATATCCGACAGATAACATTTTAAAAGAACCAGCAACTTCCCATGCTGTTAAGTCTGTAGCAGCGTCTTTGATTGTATAACTAGAAGCAACTGTTAGATCATCGCTAATAGCAGTAGTCATACCAACACCATAATAGTATTGATCGTTTACTTCATCAGCAGCAACGCCACCTGATAAACTGACACCATCTACAATCTCAGCAGAAGCTGACCATTCGTATGAATCAACACCATCTTCTCCAGAAGATCCATCAACAACAGCTAAAGCGTCAACTGATAATATACCAACTGATTTAGAATAGGCGATTGAGTTTGAACTTCTTGTTCCGTATGAAAATGATGAGTTACCACCATATACTTCAAAGATACTTGCTGTCGTAGCAACATTATCTGTAAAGGGGTGGGATTGTCTACCTACTGATACATCACCTAAATTGTTTGCACTTAGACCAACATATGCTAGTCTTGAATCAAAAGTGTCTGAACCAGAATCATCTGTNTCCACACCAACTTCTAANTTTGCAAATCCAATAATTGTTTGACCTTCAACGCCAATGTCGTCAATGTCAATACCGATCTTAGATCCGTTATCTTCTAACTTGTTCGTAGCAACGCCAGATGAGTTTTCATCATTTGACCACTTATAGTTAAATGTTCCGTAGGGGGTTATTTCAGCTGCATTAGCATAGGTAAAGAAACCTAGTAATATCGCTGAGAGTGTTATTGTTCTCCATAACATCATAATTATTTTCTCCTTAATTTTAATTAAAATTTTGATATCTCNCTCACTTGCGTGTCATTATATATTCTTTTATTTATATNTGTGAGGTATTAGTTATTGACTGGTGCGTTTGCACGCCATTGATAACAAGACCAATATCTTGCTGTTGTTTTATCTTTCGCTGTATCACAATTATGTCTTGCACGAAAAGACTTTCTTCGAGCAGGATCGTCTCGTTTAATACTTAAACCTGTTGTATCACCAAAAGAAACTTTAATGATATTACCTTTGTTGTTTTTCACATAAACATAGAACTTCTTACTACCACCTCGTATCGGGTCATTCAGTTTCACCTTCTTACCTTGATACTCTGCTTCTGTAATCTCTAAGTCTTTATATGTTTCTTCACAAAGACAATCAATTGCTTCTACTTGTTTTAATGTTTTCATATTGAATATTTATAAAGAAATTTTTTCGAGGATTTTTTTACGAATTTTTTTTACGTTTTTGGCTGAGTTTTCACATACACAAAGGTCTTATTGCAATACCCACAAACAACCTCATTCGTCTTACCAATCACATAGTAAACAAGAGGGTGATCTTCTGCTTCTCCACAGGTCACCTCTCTTGTATGTACTACTTCTTTACCATCCTCCATCGTCTTGTGCCATCTTCTCCTCAAGTGTATCGTCTACACGACTATACTCTTTCTTATCTTGACTGACCATATAACACATGGATTGTATATCTTGTATCATGTTATCAATACTCCCTTGTTTTGCTTTAGGCGTACTATATTTCATGGCGTATAACTTTTCTGCTTTATCGTGTATAACACGAATCTTATTGACAAAATCACTTATTTTATGTAACATTTTTTTTCTTAGTTTCCTTTATTAAATAATTCGAGCTGTATTTTTTTATATCTCGACTGCTGTTCTTTCTTACTACGCTTCGCTTCTCTTATAGAGAGTGTCTGTAGTCTATCCTTTACTTTTAATTTTTGTTTCTTGAGGTCTGTGATTAACTCACGATTATGATAATTTTTTCGTTCTAGATTCTCAATCTGTGTATCTAGATGTCTATGAAGAGCCGCAGCTCTTGAATCAGTAGCAGTTGTCATATATTCTCCTTTTCCAAAAAAAAAATACGAATAAACTCTAAACGAGTAATGCTCAGTTTAGAGAGTACTCAATACTATTTAGTAGAGAAAGAAGTAGTATGCTAGACCACCTATAATCATTATGTCTGCACAGATAGACCATACTATGTATAATCTAAACATCCATTTGCTTATAGTTAATACTAAAGGGTTCTTCGTCATTGTTACCCTCTGTTATCTTTGTAAGCATTGTATTCTCCTTTATAGTAGTTATCTAATGTCAAACAGATCCCTTACAGTACTCAGCAGGTACTGCTCAGATTTTGCATACACTAGTTTAGTTCTATTGTATTACCATTGATGTCTTGTAAAAATGCGTTCATCTCATGGGTTTCGTCTGCTGTCTCTTTCTTACTCTTAGATGTCTCTGTGATTGCACCACCTACTTTAATGTTTAACGCCTGTGCTACATCTATGTTCATGTTCTTACCAGCCTTGAGGTTCACATCGCCTAGCTGACTAATGAGATTGATGTCGCCGTTCTGTACTTCGACTGATACATTTGCACCGGCACCTACTTCGATTGTATAGTTATTACCAGCTGTTGTTGTACCAGGTGCACTTGATAGAGGTTTATTATTCACCTTTACTCTCAAGCCGCCGTCTATTGTTTGTCTTGCTGTGCCCTGTATGTGGCAGTATTCGTCGGCTGATATGATATTATAGTTGTCTTTCTTTACTCGGGTGACCTTTGTACCATCGTCTGCAATCTCGTAGCCTGTGCCTGAA